GCTCCTTTCGGGGTAAATCCCTTTGGAACTATTTTATCGCTTTTTTAGTGCCCAATCAACGTTAGGGTTTGGTTGGCGGTTACAATTATTTTTAAAACCATTTTGAAAATCTCCTTTCATGTTTTAGTATTGGGTACAATACTATTATATATCATTGCACTTGTTTTTACAAGCCGCAATGCGCACAAAGTTCTCTGAAAAAATCCAGACAATTTTTATAAAATATATTGACAAAAAGATTTTGAAAGAGTATAATTATAGTAATGGGTACAATACGAAAGGATTGATTTCTATGTACTATAACGAAAAGCGAAAAGCAATTACAGCAAAGTATGTGAAAACACACCTTGATGACATCAAGATTCGCGTTCCAAAGGGACAGCGTGAAAAGCTGAAAACTATTGCAGCTGAAATGGGTATGAGCATGAATCAGATGTTCATTACAGCTGTTGAAGAATACATTGAAAAGAATTATAAGCCGGAATCGGAAAGTTAAACAGCTTAAGGAAAATGTGCTATGGCTAAAACTATCCAAGAAAAATTAATAAAAAAACTTCAAAAATTAGAAGGATATATCTCTGCTTATCAAGAAAACAAGGACATCCTCGTTTCTTTTATTGAAAAGTATATTGAATGCGAAATATGCTATAAGGCTTTACTATTAGCATATCGAACTGAAAAGAAGCAAGATATTAAGGAATCTTCACTGAAGATAAATTTAGCGGATGCAAAAAAAATAATGGTGCATTTCAATTACAATATAGATGAGAATACCTTAAAGTGTTTGTTTTCCAGCAATGAAAAGAAAAATGAAATGTCAGCTAAAAAAATACGAGATAATATACTACACAAGTTATCAGAAAAAGCTATTTCTGAAGTAATAGAAAGATTCGATGAACTTGATGATTATATGAATCAGTTTTTAGCTTTATTCAGTAAAACAAATTGAAAAATCAGAATTTGACAGTCAGGAGGTCAATTTATGTGGTATGATAAATTGATACAGAATAATTCTTTAAAACAACTGTATAGAGATGTTCCAGCGTTGAAAGATGTTGAAATAAATAAAATCTCCTTGAAAAGAGATGGTGAGGAAGTATCTATCATTTTCGAACTACCAATTTATCCAGATAACCCGCCTGCGAAGTGGAATGACTGCAATACTGTTTCGGTTGAAATATCATTTTCTGTTATATCAGAGTTTGAATTGGCACTAAAGGAAGGCTATATGCATGGAAATATCAACATTTCTTCCCAAGATGGTAATTTGAAAATAAATATTTCAGGAAATTTAAAATGCTCTTTCGTAGCTGAAACAGCAGTCATTCAAAGATTTAGTGCTTATCTAAAGGAAAATATAGACACATAAATTCCAGTTTGTAGAACTTATTCCAACTCTCCTTTTTTTCTCATATGCTCAGGTTCATCACGCAAGTTGGCAAGATAATCGTCAATGGTCTGACTTGCCTTCTCCAGATCAGCATACTCTTTTTTGAGATAGCGGTATTCTTCATAGAGTTTTTTCCGCTCTTCATACAATGACTGTCGCTGACGATCAAGCACAGTTTCTGACGGAAATCTGCCGTCCGGATATAACAATTTTAATCGACTTCCAACGCTTCTGTACTTTTCCAGTACAGAAGTGTTATTTTTTGTATACTCTTTCTGTCTGCGTCCTGACAAAGATTTGTACTTCTCATGGTACGGTTTTACACGCTGAAACTGCCGCACAAGTTCAATCTGTTCAGACAGATCATTTATCTTCTCATCAAGGTTTTCAATGCTCTGGGTAATCATTCCACGCCGTGCCATAATGGTCATTGTGGTTGGTTTCAGTTCTTTTGTGCTGTGAACATTGTAGCTTTCAAGCAGATTTATCATCTGGGCTACGTTTTTCATATTCTGAATATCTGCCCAGTACTGCAAGCCCCTATTATCAAACTTATCACGGTCAAGAATCATCTTTCTGTGCGATGAAAACTGTCCGATTCTACGCTGAATATTCTCAGGAAGATAGTAATATCCCAGTGTTTTCGCTCTGGCAAAGCGTTGTTGTCCCTGCATACGAAATTTAAGAGAAATCGTGTTTTCTGGTTTATAAACTACTTCGATTCCGTTTAATCTGCACTTTTCAAGAAAATCCTCAAACGTATCAGACCGCAGAATGATACAGTCCAGTTCATAGCGAAGTTTTTCTTTCCATGATAAACCTTGCTGCTGTTTTGTCCATTCATAGTGCGAAATTCCCTTACCGATTTCCTCATATGCAACAACAGACAATCCCATTTCTTTGCATATCTCATCAGAAATCTGACGGATTTTCTTCCACGCAGGATTATGTTTGGTATCCATGAGTGTACCAAACGTTTTGTAGTTTTCCATATTAGTTTTGCAGAAAATAATGTGATTATGGATATGGTCTTTGTCCGTATGCGTGGTAAGAACATATTGATACTTACCCTGAAGGAGTTTGTCGCATAGCATCAGTCCTGCCTGATGTATCTGTTCCGCTGTTGCTTCATTCGGTGCAAAGCTCTGTATGATATGATAACTCAGAACATTCCCTGTGTTTCTTCCCATGCTTCTCAGTTTGCTGAATTCGTCAGAAATCTCAGCTGCATTTCCCCAGCAGCCGTATCGTGTAACATACGCCGCTTTATCAGGATTCATGATATACTTGAGGGATTTAGCTTCTGTAACTCGGATTGGATGGATTGAAGTTGTTGCCATATCTCAGTCACTCCTTCCTGCAACTCATAAAGTTCCTGTTTGTAAATACGGCTTGTAGCGTTTACTCTGTGTGCAATCTGATTGACGTTGTTCGCCACACGCATAACCGCCTGCCGTATTTTTTTCAGTTCCTCATGGTCGTATTCGAGATAGATTCCATATAGCATCATCTGTCTGAAAAGATCGCTCATGTTTGAAACGTTACACTTTTCAAGACGTTTCTGTATGATATTCCACTCATCTTCATTGACCTTAAAGATGAGCTTCTTGTCACGCTTTTTTCTGTTTATTGTTCAAATCTCACTTTCTTATGTCTATGCTGTTGTTGATTTTCGTTGCGTCAGCAACGTTCTAAAAGGGTCTTAGGGAAAACGGAGTGTCCCTAACAAGCTGATGAAGATTTAACGGACGTTAATATCTTCATCGTTGCTTGCTACTCCAGATCAGCTGTGTTAGTCCATTTTTCAATCTGTTCAGATTTCCCCTCACTCTATATGGCAAATATCATGCAAAACCGCACCGCTATAATTGTAAAGTTTACAATTATTTCATAATAAAAATCTGAAAACACGTTCACGATACAGTTTTTTGTATCCTAGGTGTGCTATAATATCTCAAACCAAAACCTTCATGTGCGCACAAGAAGTTGGTTATATTAAAACAACCTACTTTTTTTATGGAGGTCTTTATGAAAGACAACTTACGTTATACAATTCTGTATGTCAGAATCTCAAAAGACGATGATGCAGTCGGCGACAGCAACAGCATTACCACGCAGCTGGCAATCTTGCAGAAATACGCCAATGATCATGCCTATCAAAATATAAAAGTGATAAAAGATGACGGTTATAGCGGAACAAACTTCAACAGACCCGGATTTCAGGAGATGTACTCACTTGTGAAAAGCAGACAGGTCGAGCGGATTCTCGTCAAGGACTTATCCCGTCTGGGAAGAAACTATATTGAAACAGGTCGATTTATTGACCTTGAATTTCCCCGTTATAACACGCAGTTCATCGCTGTGAATGAAAACTTTGACAGCAATGGCGGTGACAGATTTCTTGTTGCAGTATGGAATCTGCTGAATGAACTCTATGCAATGGATATTTCCAACAAACAGAAGCAGTCCATTCGGGCAAAAAGTGACAGTGGCAGGCACATCACCTCAAAGATTCCATTTGGTTACAAACTTGATCCGGAAGATAAGCACAAATGGATTATTGATGAGCCTGCTGCTGAAACAGTCAGAGTGATATTCCGTTTATTTAACGCAGGCAAAGGCACTACTGAAATATGCAGATATCTTACCGAGCATAAGTTCATATCTCCGTCCAATCATAACAAGCAGGCAATCAAAGGTTCTCGTGCTGTTGCAGACCCATACTATTGGTGTGTCAGCAGTGTGATCAATATCCTTGACCGTCAGGAATACGTTGGTGATACGGTAAATTTCAAAACATATCATACAAGCTTCAAAGATAAAAAAGTCCGTAAAAACAGCCGTGAGGATTACGTCATTATTCATGATACACAAGAACCGATCATCTCCCGTGAGGAGTTTGAAAAAGCCCGGAAAAGAAGAAACGCCAATAAGAGAATTTCAACTGAAAAACAATTTCATCTGCTTGACAGTATGGTATTCTGTGGCGATTGTAAAAACAGAATGTACCTCAATCGCAAGAAAAGAAAATCAACCGTTACATACATCTATCTCTGCAATCGGTATAAAAAAGAAAAGCTTTGTTCTGCACACTACATTCGTGAGGACTATCTGATCAAAACTGTTCTGGATCAGATCACTTTCCTGCAAGAGAAATTTTCAGAGGGAAAAATTGAGTTCCGTCGTTTCATTTACAGTGCAATCAATCATCGTACATCTGTACATATCAGACAGGTTAACTCACGAATCAAAGCAATTCAGGAAAGACTGAATCAAATCAGAACGACAGAAACCAAGATGTATGAAGATAAGCTTATGGGCAAAGTTGACGAGGAAACATTTCATAACATCACTCATGTTTTGAACAATGAAGCAAGAAATCTGACAGACGAGAATTCTCAGCTGCTTGTCATTCTTGACAAAGTGGAAGATCTGAAAATGGGCATTGATAACTTTGTACAGAAGATCGAACGTTTTGCAAACTGCACAGTTACAGAAAATGACCGTGTCATAATGGAACAGCTTATCGACCATATTGAGGTCTATGAAAATGACAGCAGTGAAATTTCTGTGCGTATCTTCTTTGCAGACATCGGCGTAATTGAATAAGCTGCACTTCGATTACAAGTGCAACGGTACGGCAACGATGCGTTAAAACTTTGGCGACAATGTTCCCATAACTATTGAAAAAAGTCCTCCTGTGCGCTATTCTAAATAATGAATAATGCACAGGAGGACTTCGTATATGTTCAATAAAATTACAGCATTGTATTGTCGATACTCACGAGATGACGGGCAGGAGGAAGAAAATGCAAGTATCACACATCAACGTGAGTTACTGAAAGAATATGCGGAAAATAACGGATACACCAATCTTCGCTGTTATGCTGATGACGGATACAGCGGTACAAATTTCAACAGACCTGACTTTCAGCGTATGCTTGAAGATATTAAAAATGGGCTGATCGGAACAGTTATTGTCAAGGATATGAGCCGCTTCGGACGAAACTATATTCTTGTCGGTCAGTATGTGGAACTTGTACTTCCCATGTATGATGTAAAAGTAATCGGCGTAACAGATCACTACAATTCTACAAAAGAAAACAACGATCTGTTTGCTTTTGAGAGTATTTTCGCTGAAATGTATGCTGCCGATATTTCCAAAAAAGTCACTGCCTACAAACGAAATAAGGGGATGAACGGCGGTGTTGTCAAAACACGTCCTGTATATGGCTACAAAATCGCACCTGACACAAAAGATGAGTGGATCATTGACGAAAAAGTTGCAGGCATTGTCTACATGATATTTGATAAATTTGTCAATGAGGAGATGACGGAATATCAGATTGCAAACTATTTGAGAAAGCATAAAGTTCTCACTACATCGGCATACGCCGGTTCAAAGCGGTGTGATCCGACAAGAATTTATGCATGGTCAACTTCAACGATAACAAGAATGCTTGGCATGGCAGAATATGCCGGTGATACTGTCAATTTCAAGTCACGAACGGTTTCTTTCAAAACAAGACAGATAGAGAGAATTCCAAAAGACCAATGGCTTGTATTTCACGATACGCATGATGCGATCGTACCGAGAGAAATGTTTGAAAAAGCACAGGTTCGTCTGGCAAGACCAAAAAAGGAATTTGACAAGCGAAAATATGAGTACAACACTTTTTTCGCCAGAAAATGCAGATGCTCCGAATGCGGTGGAAGAATGGCGATTCAGGTAGCAAAAGGATATGATGGGATCGCATATAACTGTCAGAAAAAAATATCCTTTCAGACTTGCAAATCACATTCGGTTCGGGAAATGACACTTTGCAATATGTTCAGAGATCAGATCACCGCTCTGCAGCAAGCACTCCTCTCTAAGCCAAAAGAAATAGAAGAAAAACTTGGGGTGTATCAGATTTCAGATATACAGAAAGAAATTGATGTTTTCAATCAAAGAATTGCTGAGATCAACTCCTATATGCAGGAACTTTTTGAATCGAAGATTAGAGGTGAGATCACACAGGACGATTTCCTGTCACTAAGCAGACAATATGGCGATGAGAAAAGCAATCTGCAAAATCAGGTCAATATACTTGCTGAAAAATTAGCGATCGGAAAGAAAAACGCATCAGGGATTGTTGAGATACTGACTTTTATTCAAAGTGCAGATTTTTCTGAGATCACAGAGGAAATATGCAGCAAACTGATAAAGCAAGTGATCGTTGGTGTATACGAGAAAAAAGGTACTGTAAACTATGGAAAACAACCTCTGAGATTTCAGATATATGAAATCGGATTTATAGACGAGCTGGTCGATGTAAGCTACAAAACATTTCGGGAGAGAATCGAAGCTGTACTTCTACGCCGATATGCCGATCACATCGTAACCAAACGTCCTCATGAGGTTTATGAGGAACTTGGACTGACCTACAACATTATGAAAAAGGGACTGCAAAGAGAAAACACCAACTTCAATACAATCGTCATCGAACTCAGAAAAAAGCTGATCACAGAATATATCAGACAAGGAATGTCTGCTGATGAAATTTTCAGAATCACAGGATTTTCCAGTGTAAATGTCCTCTATGCATTCTGCTATAACAATTTTGAAGTGTCATATAAGCATTTAAGAAAAGTTATCCTTTCATAAAAATCAAGGGCTGTCGCATTGTCGGCAGCCTTTTCGTTTCCCTGAAATCAAGTTATCCTATGGTTTGTTTCTCATTGGGGAACCGCAAAAATCAGCTCTCTTGAAAAAGGTTTTCACTTGTGATAGAATATAGGCGTCAAAGAAAAGCCTGTCTGTTACAAATGGAGGAATGCGATGTACAGACAGAATCCTGATTATTTTATCCCCATAGGAACTGACCCGGAACTTGCAAAGATGATTCGTCACCAGCGGTATATCAACACCCGTGAGCATTATCACACGGTTCCGTATTACGATAATCTTCTGATTTCAGAAACAGAGCCTGACATACAACAGCTTGCTTTATGGAATGCTCTTGCAAGAATGAAAGTTTCAGAACCAAAGGGATATGCTCTTTTAACGAATTTCTATTTTGGCAATTATCGTTCTGTTTCATTATTTGCAAAAGCGAATGGCATTTCAAGACAGGCAATGTCAAGAAAAATCAAACGCTATCTCTGCTTCCTGCGGATAATCGCTTATGAGGAACTGGACAGAAGTATCTTGAAAACTGAATATGGAGAACGCATTTTATCTGATTGCTGCAATTGAGTTACAAACAGCGACGATTGGGCGACAATCAGGCGACAATTTGAGGTTTATCGTTGCCCTGAAATTCTTTCTGTGATATAATGAAAGCAGCAATTTTAAGCCTGTCGGTATAGGAGGAAATACTTATGCAGACAGGAAAAATCACTGCTTTATACGTCAGATTTTCTTATGATGACGGAATTGACGCAGAGAGTGGCAGCATTGAACATCAGAAGTCGCTGCTCAGAAGCTATGCCGAATCCAATGGCTTTACCAATCTATCTTACTATGCAGATGACGGATATACAGGCACAAATTTCAATCGTCCTGATTTTCAGCGTATGCTCGGTGACATTCAGAAAGGACTTGTTTCCACTGTGATCGTCAAGGATATGAGCCGTCTGGGAAGAAATTATCTCATGGTCGGTCAGTATGTAGAGATGGAATTTCCAAAGCACAACGTTCGCTTTATTGCGATCAGTGATAACGTGGATTCTGCCAAGGGAATGAACGATCTGCTGCCGATCCATAATCTGATGAATGAATGGTACAGCCGTGATATTTCCAAAAAGGTTCGTGCTATGATACGTCAGAAAGGCAACAGCGGTCAGGCTATTGCATCAAAGCTTCCTTATGGGTATTACAATACACCGGAGGATAAGCAGAAATGGCTGATCGATGAATCTGCGGCTAATGTGGTTCGCAAAATCTTTGATTTGTACCTCAACCAATCTTTTGGGATGTATCAGATTGCGAAAATTCTCAAGGCTGAGGGTGTACCAAAACCGACCTATCACAGACGGCTGGCAAAAGGCATCAAGGTGGAAGCTGACGATCTGTGTGTATGGAGTGCATCTGTAGTAAGGGGTATTCTGCAGCATCGGGAATATATCGGTGATACGGTTAATTTCCGAACGGAAATCACGTCATACAAGAATAAGAAAGTCATTCACAACAGCGATGACAAGTGGAGGATCTTTCCGAATACGCACCCTGCGATCATTGACAGGGAAACCTTTCAGAAAGTGCAGGACAAAATCGCAAAGGAGATCAGACACACGAGAAACGTACACAGCTATCTCTTTGCGGACTATCTCTATTGTATGGATTGCCACAGCAGAATGCACGGCAGACAATGCTATCTGAAAGGAAAGAGATCACTCCCGGCTTATGAGTGTTCCACTTACCGCAAAAGCAAAGGCTGCTGTTTCCATGGCGTACCTGAAATGTATTTGCAAGCTGAGGTATTAGCCAGAATACAGAAGGTTCTTGCCTTTGCGAAAAGCAATCCTGCCGAGTTCAGGCAGAACATCAGCAAAGCGTTAGAGGAACAGTCTGACGGCAGCAAAGCAGTAATACAAGAAGAACTGGACAAGGCTCAGGCTCGCACGGCGGAGATCGACAAGTATATTCAGGGTTTATTTGAAGCAAAGGTCAGAGGCGAAATTGACGGCTCATTATTTGCGAGTCTGAAGAAAACGTATGATGAGGAAAAAGAACAGCTCAACAAGCTGATAATTGACCTCATTACAAAGCTGAACCGTGAAAATGAAACAGATGAAAAAATTCAGCTTCTTTATGCAGCAATCAGAAAGTATGATGCCGTATGGGAACTCACTCCCGAAGTTCTGACAGACTTTATTGAAAAGATCGAAGTTGGTCAGGTCAGTGCAGAAAACAAAAAGATCTCGTTTGAATTACGAGATAATCAGATTTCTGTTTTCTTTTGGGGTGTCGGCATCATCGATTTTATATGAGAAACGGTTCCCTAAGTTGGGTACGACTGCGTATGCAGTTCATCAAACACAACTCCGTGGATGTTGAAGCCGTGTTTGCTGTATGCTTCAGCGGAAAGTACCTGATAAAAGCTGTTTGTAGGAAGGTATACGATGCGTTTTTGTGATGCCAAAATTTTCACTCGCTTGGAGAGTGCCGGACACATTCGCACCATATCTGCCGCTACATCAAATACAATGGCAGCCTGTTGACGGTCGGCAGCACAACCGTAAACTTCGGCTCTTTCCTCACCGTCACCGCAGGTAAGCAAAAGTGCAACAGCGGCGGCAAGTTCTGACTTACCATTTTTCTTCGGAATTTCAATATATGCTGTGTTAAATTGCCGATAGCCGTTCGGTTTCAGAACCCCGAACAAATCACGGATAATTTGTTCCTGCCAGTCCAGCAGTTCAAATTTCTTTCCAGCCCATGTGCCTTTGGTATGGCTGAGGCACTCAATAAAAGAGACGGCATAATCTGCCGCCTTTTTATTGTACTTGGAATCTTCCGCCATAAAGCGTGTCGGTTTAAATCTTGCCAT